GGGATCAAACCCAGCTGATTTAGTTGTAGAATCCACATGGTATAGAGGATATGCAGCGGGACAAGCAACAACAATCTCTGAAGCAAATACCGGTGTTATGTCAGCTACATTAATAGCAGCTGGTGGCGTTGGTTTTACAGAAATTGATAGAACTAGTTTAGCCCCAGGACCACTAGTAGCAACTGGTACTGCAATTACAAATGCAACACCAGGTGTTGTTACGGATGCAAATACTCCGACAGTTGGAGATGTTGTAAGAATGATGAATACAACAGCTATGCTTCAAATTGCAGGTCTAGAGTTTACAGTTACAGCGGTTGCGGCCGGTGCTAACTTTACTTTAGGATATATGATTGGAGCGGGTTATGCTGCAGCAGCTACAAATTCTGACTACAGAATAATTCCTCAATCAAGGTATTTCCCAAGAAGAGCTTGGATTCAGGCTATTACAGTTGCAGCAGCAGCAGTAATATCTACATCTACAGCTCATGGATATGCCGTAGGATCTAGAATAACCGTTAATAATCCCGATGCCAACTTTGGTATGGTTCAGATTAATGGTCTAAGCGGAACTGTAACTGCGGTAACAGCTAATACTATTACTACAGATATAAATTCTGCAGCATTTGGAGCTTTTGCTTATCCAACTTCAGCAGTGGCTGCTGCGGGTGTAACCCACCCTCAAGTAGTTCCATTTGGTGAAGTGTCTACAATATTAACTGAGGCTACTGACAATACTCCTCTATCTGGAATGTTTCTAGATACAGGTGTTGTTGGTGCTAACACTGATGTTATGGACTGGCAAGCATTTGGAAGAGATTATACTATTTAAAGTATTTAGGATGGGGCACTTGTGCCCCTACCTTTTATAACAAAAGGAGAAACAATGGATTTTGTAAGAACAATAAGTAATCCGAAAAAAAACAAACTGACAGAAAAAGAGAAAGAAGCAGCTGATAAATTAAGACTTAAAGAACGTGAAAAAAATTCACAAATGGTAACTGGAATTTTTAAAAATTTAGAATGTTCCGGAGGAGATGCCTTTGTCACTTATCATCAGTATAAAGAAGATCCGACAGACGTTTATCATTTATGGGATGGAAAAGAATATACATTACCTTTAGGAGTCGCAAAACAGATAAATAATGTGTGCAAGTACAAAAGATCTAAATATTTAATAGACAAAGACGGAAACAATATGCTTACATCTGATAAGCCAATTGAAAGGTATCAGTTTGTATCAACAAAGTTTATGTAAAAAAGGAAGGAAATGAGTGCAGATTTTGAGCCCGAGAGAAAAGTTGTCACGGCTATTACTAATGCTAATCCGGCGGTTGTTACGGCTGCAGCGCATGCCTATACCACTACTGATATTGTTAGGGTAAATGTTCCTATAGAATATGGAATGAGATTTCCTCCTGATGAGGGAACTATAATAGTAATTAACGCAAACAGTTTTTCTGTAAATATAGATACAACTTTTTTAGATGCATTTGTAGTGCCTGTAGCTGTGCCACAAACATTTGCTGAAGTTTTACCAATTAACAGGATTGATAATGTAGCTACATAGGAGTAGAAATGACAACACTAGCAGACATACGATTAAAAGTTAGAAGAGTAATAAAATCTCCTTCTGCAAACCACATAACTAATGCCCAGATAGATGACTATGTAAATGATTTTTATCTGTACGATTTTCCTGCTCATTTAAAGACTTGGAATCTTAAAACTGTATTATCACCACTTGGTTTAGCTGGAGCAGATGATGCACTTATTCCGGATAGAGCCATATATGCATTTGATTGGTTTTCGTTTACAAATTTAGAAGGTCCATTTTATGTAGGTGGTTATGAAATACAATTGTTTCAAGATGTTCAATCATTTATGAATATTTTCCCGGTACAAAATAGAAGACAACAATTATCAACAGGAACAGGAATAGCAGGGCCATATGGTGGTACTATTACACAAACTCCAGTATTAGAACAAGGAGTCTTTATTTCTGCTGTTAATAATGCAGGAGTATCTTTACATTGTACTGCTAATAACGCAGGAGTTTTAACAGGAGATGTACTAGCAGGTGGTACTATTAACTACCAAACAGGAGTTGTAGCAGGCCTTACTTGGAATGCAGGTGTTATTGCTGTAGGAGAACCAATTTGGGTGCAATCGATAACATATGCGTCAGGAAGACCTGAAGCTGTATTATTTTATGATGGAGCACTTTTATTTTATCCGGTTCCTGATATTGCATATGATGTTGCTTGCACAGTTTATCAAACCCCAACTGCTTTAGCTGGTGCGGGAGACGGTCCTTTAGTACCAGATTGGTGGAATTTACTTTCATATGGAGCGTGTCTAAAAATATTTGGCGATAGATTAGATATGGAAAGTTATCGGAAGACGAAGATTTTATTTGATGAACAGAAACGATTAGTAGAAAGACGAACATTAAAACAAATATCAATTAACAGAACAGCAACTATATATGAAAACCAACATATAGGCGTAAATCCATATAGTTCAGGACATTAGGAGAGAAAAATGGTATATTTAAATACGATTCCACAACCTGGGGATAGCCCAGCAGTTGATTCTCAAGCACAATTGTTAGAGAATTTTACACAATTAAATACTCAATACGGAACAGCAGGGGACCATATAGAATGGACGGCGCTAGCTGATAATGGGATGCATAAACAAATTTCATTAAATGATGTAATAGCAGATCCAAATCTGCCTGATCCACAAGCGTCTTTATATTTGAAAACAATAGCAGGAAATAGTCAACTATTTTTTGAAAATTTCGATGTAGGAGGAGCAGTTAATGTAGTCAGGCAAATGACTGATCTGGTTATAGCTAATTTAGTCAATCCAGGAACAGCAGGAGGAAGTTTATATAGGGTAGATCTTCCGATAGGAATTACAATTTATATGGGAACAACAAATGCATTTACAGGAAATGCAACTGTTACATTTCCGGTTGCTTATACTACTATATATTCTCCAATAGTAAGTGCGAATGACGTCAATGTACAGAGAATATCGGTAACAGATGGTGTAGGTGGTTTAACTATTTATACAGAAAATAATATTATGGTTAATTGGATAACAATAGGAACAATATAAATGAGCAAATCATTTTTAATATCAGACTTTGATGTTGGATTAGAGAAGGATAAAGAACCCTTTTTGCTACCGGAAAAAGCTTTTCCGGTATTAGAAGACGCATATGTATTCAGAGGAAGGGTTAAAAGAAGATTTGGCTTTAATCTCTTTGCTGGAGGACATCTAGATTCTAGGTTAGGTATGCAATTAGGACCTACTGGAGTTTCTCCTTTTGGAGTAAATGTTCCAGGAGCCATCCCAATACCTTCACCAGGAAGACAAATATTTGTTATAGGAACTGTAATATTAACAAGTAATAGTGCAGCTGCTGGAGTTCAGCCTTTAATATCAACTGATCCTTTATATACAGGAACATTTAATAATACAACTGGAGCACTTGTAATTAACCATCCGGCTATAGTAGCCGCTCCTGTGTATTATTATCCTGGATTGCCTGTAATGGGACTTCGTACTAGAGAATCTGCAGTAGTTAATTTTGAGGATACTGTAGCATTTGATACTCAATTTGCTTATCAAAGAACAGGAGGAAGATGGGAATGTTTAGGGCCCGTTCCAGCAAATGCAGCAGCAGCTCCGAATGCAGGTGAAGCTAGATGGACAGGAACAAATTCAGATTTCTTTTGGACATGTAACTATAGATCAGCAAATACATATGAAAATAATTTCTATACAGTAAATTATAACCCCAGACCTGCTGCTGATCCTCCTATGGATCAGGATGGAATAAAATATATAACAGTTGGTGGACTTGCTTGGGTAAATTTACGACCCCAATTAAATGCAGGCGCAACTAGATTTTTAGAAACATCTAAAATAATACTTCCTTTTAAGGACAGATTAGTAGTTTTAAATACAATTGAAGAAGACGCTCAAGGTGCTGATAGACCTCATGTAAATAGAGCTAGATGGTCTCAAAATGGAGATCCCACAGTAGCAGCTACATCGTGGTTAGATGATGTAGTAGGAAGAGGAGGGTTTATAGACGCTTCTACATCTGAGGCTATCGTAGATGCTGAGTTCGTAGAAAATAGATTAATTGTAGGATTTGAAAGATCAACATGGG